CTTGCAGTCGGGACTCCCTCTCCCGTTTACGGGGGAGGGGGGACCAGCCGAAAGGCTGGTGGGAGGGGGGTGCCACAAACACCTAGCCAAGCCCCAGCCGCCTACGTTCAGTGCGTGGGGCGCGCCCCTCCCACTACGCTTTCGCGTGGTCCCCCCTCCCCCGCAAGCGGGAGAGGGAATCCCGACTGCGCCATCCGTGCAGCGATTCAGGAGTTCCGATGAGCGATCTCGCAAACACCATGCCGGCCGCCTCCCCTGCCCCTGGTAGGACGCTGGCGCGGTTGAAGGCTGATTACCTCAACTATCTCGATGGCAAGCGCGCCGAGATCGATGAGCAGCAGTTGGCGCGGCGCTATTACCATGGCGCGCACTGGACGGCGAAGCAGATCAAGACGCTGAACCAGCGCAAGCAACCCGTGGTGACCTACAACCGCATGGCGCGGAAGATCAACGCCGTGGTCGGGCTCTTGGAACGGCAGCGCCAGGACCCCAAGGGTTACGCGCGCACACCGCGCCACGAGGATGGCGCCGAGGTGGCGACCGCCGTGCTGCGCTATGTGCTCGACGAACAGCGCTGGCAGGAAAAATCGCCCATTGCGGGGCTCAATGGCGCGGTCGACGGCATTGGCGGGCTCGAGCTGACGCTGGAAGCCGGCGACCGCGGCGATACCGAAGTGGGTTTCGAGATCGTCGACCCCGCCGGGTTCTTTTACGACCCGACCTCGACCCGCGCCGATTTCTCCGATGCGGGGTTCATGGGGATCGGCAAGTGGGCCGATGCCAGCGAGCTGCTTGCGGCGTTCCCGGATAAGGAGCGCGAGATCGAAGCTTCGGTGGACCTGGGCTCGGAGCTGACCAGCAACCCTGACAGCGACGATAAATGGGTGATGGGCGACGAGCACCACCGCCGTGTGCGGGTGATCGACCACTGGTACAAGCGCGGCAAGCAGTGGCACTTCGCCATCCATACCGGCGCCGCGATCCTCGCCGAGGGCGCCTCGTATCTCGTCGACGAGAAGCGCCGCACCATCTGCAAGTACGTGATGTTTTCGGCCAATGTCGACCACGACGGCGACCGTTACGGCTTCTTCCGCAACATGAAGTCCGCCCAGGACGAGATCAACCAGCGCCGCTCCAAGGGGCTGCACCAGAGCCAGTCGCGCCGCATCGTCATCCGCGACGGCGAGGGGCTGGAGCCGGAAAAAATCCGCGCCGAGCTGGCCCGCCCCGATGGCGTGGTGGTGGTGCCGGTGGGCGCCGAGATGCCGCAATTCGACGACGCGGCGCGCGGCGCCGAGCTGGGCGCGAACCTGGGCTTTCTCGAGGAGGCCAAGCAGGAGATCGAGAACTACGGCTTCAACCCGGCGCTGCTGGGCGTGGGGGTCGAGGATATGAGTGGCCGCGCCATTGCGCTGCAGCAGCAGGCGGGGATTGCCGAACTCGGCCCCTACCTCCTCGGCTATCGCGGCTGGAAGCAGCGGGTGTATCGCGCCATCTGGAATGCGGTGCAGAGCCTCTGGACCGCCGAGCGCTGGATCCGCGTCACCGATGACGAGGGCTTGGGCGGCTGGCTCGCGGTCAACCGGCTGGCGATCGACCCGCGGACCGGGCACCCGACCATCACCAATGCGCTCGGCTCGCTCGATGTCGACATCATCCTCGATGAGGGGCCCGACACCGTGACCATGCAGGCCGACACCAACGACTCGGTGCGCCAGGCGCTCGCGGCAGTCGGCCCACTGCTGCAGCCGGCAGTGGCGGCGGCAGCGCTCGAAGTGCTGATCGAAACCTCGTCGATGCCGGCATCGGCGAAAAAGAAGTTCCGCGATGCGACGCGACAGCGGCCACAGCCGCCCGACCCACGGGAACAGCAGGCCGTGCTGCTGCAGCAGCAGGCGGCAATGCTCGAGCTGCAGGGCAAGGCTTTGGATAACCGGAAGACCGAGGCCGAGACAAAGAAGCTGATGGCCGAGGCCGTGGATATCGGCGCCGAGCGTGAGGCCGAAGAGCTGGAGCAGCGGATCGATGCCGTGGAACGGCAGGATGAACTCTTGGCACGACGCGAGGAGCAGGAGGCGCGGCGGATGAACCGGCAGCTCGAGCTGGCCGGTCGCGAGTTGCAGCTGCGGGCGGCGGAGGTTCGGGCGGGGACGCTGTCTTACCTTGGTGGTGACTGAAGCAGACGGCCCCCTCCCATCCTCCCCCATAAAGGGGGAGGTGCCGCATCGAGTGGGAGGCACGATCGTGGACAGCCCCCCCCTTTCTTCACCTCCCCCTTTATGGGGGAGGCCGGGAGGGGGCCGTCTGCCGGCAGTTGGCCACGCTCTCCTCCGCACATTTCGAGCGTGATCTCACGTACAAAGTTTCCGTCCGCGCCACGATACGGCGCAACGGGCCGCCGGCGCCTTCTTGCCGGTACCGCGACGCTCTCTGCGACAGTGAGGGTTCACGCCATCGGACGCGATAGTCCGGGAGACACGAGATGAACGACGATACTGAAACCGGCCTCGGGACGAGCCAGAGCTCGCCCGGGGACGACGATACCGCCTTGTTCAATGCCACCGTGGCGGGCGATGCGCCCGAGATTGTGGCGAGCCCGGTGGCGCCGGCTGAGCCGGTTGAACCGCGGCCCGAACCTGCCATTCCTCCGGCCCGGCTGCGTGAAGAAGCCGATGCGCGGCGGGCGGCGGAGCGGGATCGGGATGAGTTGCGGGCCCGGCTGGGCCGGCTCGAAGCTCAACAACACCAGCCGCAGGCAGCGGCGCGGCCACCGGAATTCTGGGATAACCCGGATGAATGGGGCCGCTCGCTGGTGACCCCGATCCATGAGCAACTGTTCCAGCAGCGCCAGGGCGTCTCGCGCCTATTGGCCGAGGAAAAGCATGGCTCGGACAAGGTGCGGGCTGCCTACAATGCGCTCGGGCAGGCCATGCAGGCCGACCCCGCGGTGCAGACGGATTACCTGCGCATCATGCGTTCGAGCCACCCCTATGGGGAGCTCGTCGCCTGGCACAAGAACCGTCAGGTGCTCGATGAGATCGGCAGCGACCCCGCTGCCTATCGCAACCGCGTGCTCGACGAGGCGATGCAGGACCCCGAAGTCCAGCAGCGTTTCCTCGCCCAGCTGCGCGGCACCGCCCAGCCCACAGTCGCCGCTCCCCGTCGTTCCGCCGTGCCGCATATCCCCTCGCTGCAGAGCATCGGCACTGCCGCAGGCCCGCTGTCCGCGGCCGGCGACCAATCCGATGCCGAGCTGTTTTCGGCAACCACCCGCCGACGGCGCTAGGAGCGTCTAGGCTGAGCATCAGGACCACAAAACATGGCTCTCTCCCCCAACCACCCCAATAATGAAGTGGTGAAGTTTCGCCAGGATGTCGCTTACGACTTCCTGCGCTCGTCCCGCTTCGACCCCTATATGGGCGACGATTCCACCGCGGTGATCGTGCGCCTTTCCGATCTCGAAGCCGATGGCAAGGAGATCCGCGTGCCGCTCGTCACCCAGCTTTCGGGCGATGGCGTCGGCGCCGGGACGCTCCGCGGCAACGAAGAGCAGATCGACAGCTACGGCATGCCGCTCTGGGCCGATTGGGCCCGTAACGCGGTGGCCAATAACCGGGCGCAGAACAAGGAGAGTTCGTTCTCGGTGCGCTCCACGGCGCGCAGCCTTCTCCGCGGCTGGTCGAAGCGCATCGTGCGCGACGACCTGGTGGATGCGCTGCTCTCGATCCCCACGGCTGCCATGCAGGCCGGCCGCTTCGGCAACCCGGGCAACCGCGTCAACGGCATCAAGTGGGGCGCGGCCACCGCCGGCAACAAGAATGCCTGGGTGACGGCCAATGCCGATCGCGTGGTGTTCGGCTCGGCGCTCTCCAACTACGCCACCACCTTTGCGACCGCCGTGGGCAATGTCGATGCTACCAGCGACAAGATGTCGGCAGCGGTGGGCGGCTTGCTGAAGGACCAGGCCAAGCAGACCGGCGTCGACCCCAACAACCCCGGCGTCTATAATGGCCGGCCCAAGATCAACCCCTATATGCAGGCCGAGGGCGACCAGGAATGGTTCGTCTGCTTCGTCGGCGCCCGCGGCTTCCGCGACCTCAAGGCCGACCCGGTGATGACCGCGGCCAACCGCGAGGCGCGCAACCGCGAAGGCGGCGACCCGACCAAGACCAACCCGCTGTTTACCGGTGGGGCGCTGGTCTATGACGGGGTGATCTATCTCGAAATCCCCGAGATCACCCAGCGCCTGCTGCTCAAGGGCGTCGGCGCCGCCGGCATCGATGTCGAGCCGGTGTTCCTCTGCGGCCAGGGCGCGCTCGCCTATGCGCTGGGCCAGATGCCCCGCCCCACCACGCTCGAGGACGGCGACTACGATTTCGTCACCGGCATGGGCATCGAAGCCCAGTACGGCGTGGGCAAGATCGCCAAGGCCCCGCTGGCGGCGGGCGCTTCGGCGACGATCGGCTCGCTGGTCGACTGGGGCATGGTAACCGGGTTTGTCTCGGGGGTGGGTAATAGCTAAGGGCGAGCTCTCCCGGCGAGGGCTATGCCCTCGTCCGGAGCCCGTCCCGCCCGCGGCGGGGGCGCTAGCCCTCGTCCGCTCTGCGCGGTGAGGGCCGTGGCCCTCATCCGCTCCGCCGGCTCGGCGATCACCAAGCCACCGGCCTCTCCGTGATCCTCCCACGCGTGGCGGGGGAGGGGGACCAT